ATTCACATTTGCGTCAACTTCTTTCTTGTCACGCCATTTTTCCGGCTGCCGGTTCTTTAGCCAAAATATTGCAGCCGTTGTATCAGGAGGATAGTGTTCAATGTATTCTTTCGAATCGGTAATCTTTCCCTCTGTCGCAGCAAACTTCGTTGCTTTACAATTATAGCCAATCGCACGGTTATAGAGACGGTACGCCACATTGGCATCCGCAATATTTTTCCCTTTTTTTAGGGACTCAAGAAATTCGGGATAGTCTTTTTTCCATTTGTTTAAAGTCTGTACAGAAACAGAGAAGAACTCGGCGAGTTCTTTATCTATTGCACCCAATAAACAAAGCTTAAGAGCTTGATCGGCATACTCTTTTTGGTACTCCGATTTACGCCCTCTTTTTTTCTTCTCGTCCGGATTCTTCTTCTCTGTCATAACTAACTATAACTAACAAATTGTGATTACTCTTGCCTTAACTTGGATAAACTTCAAATTAAAATATAAATAAGGACTACTTTTTACAGCTCTCAGGAATTACTTTAGGAACGGCATTATTCCAACTTATGCTATGATGTAAACGTCTATATACAGTTCCCATAAGACGTATCTTTGTACAAGAAGGAGCGTATATAATCGTGTAAAAAGATTTTGCATAAGTCCCACTATCCAAATATATATCAGTCATTCCACCTTCTGATTGTTGGGTTGTTACCTGATTCAGTGAGACATGAGGTATCTGAAAAAATAATTTTCCTCTGCTACCCAGTAAGGTATAAGTGTTCACATCTTCATTAATTTTTCCAAAGAACTTAAAAGGCATATCCGTATCACAGATAAATGAATTCATTGCCTTTCGTTTGAGTAATTCACCGCGGACTATATTATTATGTCTACCTCCGACAAAATCCCCTCTCTGAGCCAAAGCAACTGCCAAAGCACCTGTTTTATTCTTAAAGTCAATTAGGATATCAAACACTTTGTCAAGATTGAAAATACTTCTTTGTTCCATTTCACCGCATTGGTTATAGGTATATGAGAATTCTGTATAGTCATCATCCAGCTCAATAAAATACCTATATCCTTTCTCCTTCGCTATTTCAAATGATGCATTTCTAGCGTAGATAATAGCTCGGCGGTCATTGAAATTATCACCTTCATCTATTCTTGATGCTATTTCTTTCTTGTCAAATACATATGTGTTTTGGTAAATCTCACGATATTTATTTATTGTCTTATCTTCATTGTCTAATACTATGATAACATCTCCTGTATAGCCGCATTTTCGTAATGTTTTCACAGTTCGTACATTGTTAGGACGACCATGCGTAAGTATCAATGCAACAAAGTTACTATTTCTCATCATCGTTATAATCCTCCAAATAAGAGTCTGACAATTCCTTTTTCAAACAAACGTATCCTAGTTCAATAGCTTTGTTGAAATCTATAATGACTAGGGCGGATTCTTCCATTAAAGTCTGAATATCAGCGTTTGATTGGGAATAAAATTCTGCAATTTTACCATAATCGAAAACGATATGTCTCGAAGCTGCAATTTGAAGAAACTCTTTGGCTTGCTCATCCAAATCATATCCCTTTATCTGCTTCATTAGATGTTGGTATCTCCCTAGATTATAAAGGTCTGAAATTGCAGGCTTACAACCGGTTGGTGTGTAAATAGGAGATACTATTTTCTTTGTATAAAGATTACTATTCTCTTCACTATCTGCATTGAACGTATCGGCCGAAAATTCAATATCGTCTACGGAAAACTCCCAATCGTTTAATATATCAGCCGAGAAGTTTTCTATCACCAAATCCAAATCAAATT